TCTTCGGCGGCATCAGCCATTGCGGTCATGTTGTCGATGATCGCTTGAGCAGATTTTTCGGAAGCTTCTTTTTCTTCCTCCAGGGCTCTTTTGCGGTCTCTCAATGCTTTGATTGCAGCTAGGTCAATTGCAATGTCGGCCTCGCTCTTGCCGTCCTTTCGCAGTTGTTCGGCAATTTTTGCATCCTCCGCAGCGTCGGCGCCAAGAGCCAACTCACGAATCTGATCGGTGAGTTCTCCGATTCGAGTTTTCGCTGCGTTAGTTTGTTCTTCGTCAACCGGTTTGGCGACTTGGCCCCTCAACTCTCGCAGCTCTTTTTTGGCGTTCAGGATTCCATCAGATGCGATGCCTTCGAGCCAATCGCCTCCGTTGAACATCGCTGCAATCTCATCGCCGATTCCCTCGCCGGAAAGTGCTTTCCTCAGCAGTGATGGAATCGATGTGAACAGATTCCATAGGGTATCGATGAATGTTTTCCCGAATCGCTGCATCATGCCCATGATCTGGCCAGGCAGTTCAAAAAAGAGCCGAACGACTTCTTTGACACCCATCCAAAAAATCTGCTTCAGTCCAGCCCAGAGCATTTTGGCGGCGATCGTGTACTGACCGGCAGCTAGCGCTTCTTTGAGACCGGCAGCGACTTCCTTGACGACCGCAATCACGCCACTTGCCGAGCTGACGATATAGTTCCACGCATCGCCGAGCAAACCCGAAGATACGGTAGCAGCGGCTGCAATCCCAACCAAAAGGGCGATTCCCGCGACGACGGCCACGGTCGCAGCGTACAGCGGAATCAATGGCGACGTGATCACAGCATAGGCCGACGCGATCACGCCGCTGGCTACGGTCCAGGCAGTCGCAAGCACCCCAGCCGCGCCAGTCGCCGTGGCGGAAGCTGCGGTAGTTAAACCGAGTGCTCCGGTGAGAATCCCGAAAGCTCCGGTTGCAATACCCTGGACCGCAGCCAACCCAGCGGTAGCGATCGATTGGACTCCGAAAGCGGACGCGATCAATCCTGACCCAAACGCTAACGAGCGAGCAGCAATGAAAGACGCAATGAGTCGACCAGCAAGCAAATTTGAGGCAATTGCCGCCGCGTTGGTCGCGATCAGGTAGGTACCAAGGGCTACCTTCGCCAGTGCAACGCCGTTGGTCATCAAGAGGATTGCTGCCCTTGCTGTCCCGGCTGCAATCGCCCAGGCGATCATCGCAGTCCTGGTCACCACCACTTGGATGCCGAATGTTCTCACCGCAATCCCGGCGATAACCATGGCGGCAACGGCTGCGTGAATCGCCAGTTGTATAGCCACCCATGCAGCCAGTGACGCGACTACCGCAGTGCGGACCATGGTATATGCAATGCCGAATGCGGCTGTTGTTGCGCGTGCCACGGTCATCACGACATTGAACGCAGCGATCGCCTTTGCCGTTGCGTACAATGCCGCACCGACGCCCACCGCCGCTGCCGCCGCAGTCAGCCACGATGCTGCCAAACCCTCTGTGGTCGCCAATGTGCCAGCAAACGCACCAATCATTTCACTGATCGCATCCATCGCAGGCCCGATCACCGCCATCAATTCGGTGCCGATCGGTAGCATCGCCATCGACACATCGTCGACAAGCGTGGATAGCTTTCCAAGAAACGTCTTGGACTGCTTTTCCATCATCCCGAACGCAAATCCACCTTCGCTGGTAAGCGAAATGAACGCCTGCTCAAGATCGGAGAAATTGACTTTGCCATCTTTGACCAATTCTTTGACAGCCGAATCTGCAACGCCAAACTGCTTGGCAAGCTGACCGATGACGGGAATACCGCGTCCCGTCAACTGGTTGATGTCTTCGGCGAATAGCCTCCCCTGCACGCGGGCCTTGCCGTAAATTTCGGCAATGTCTCCAATGGGCGCTCCGATCGCCGATGAAATATCGCCGATGCGGCGTAGCTCCTCGGATACCATGTCGGCACCGGTACCGAATGCGAGCAGTTTTTGTCCGGCAGATGCGAGTTCGGCAAATTGCAACGGCGTTGATGCGGCGAGGTCCAATATCGATTTCATTGCGGTTTCCGCGCGGCCCGCATCGCCAATGATCGATTCAAATGCAACGGATGTTTGTTGCAAATTAGCGGCAAACTTCAGCGGTGCGGCAGCAAATAGACCCATCGCCGCCCCGGCACCGATCAACTGTTTACCGATTCCGCCAAGAATCGCGGATGTCGCCCTGAATTTAGCCTCCATCTCGCGTAGGCCGCGATCAACGGCTGCGCGATCGAGTGAGACGCGGACAATTGCCTTACCGGCTTCGATGGCTCTGGCGCTGCTCATGAACGCCTCCGCATCGAGTCAGTCAATGCTCTGCGGATCGTGCTGCCCCGGGCGACACGTTGCAATGCTGGCCACATATAGGGTCGGGCTGCGTAGCGGATTCCAAATTCCAATTCCTGCGGAACCGTTTTTCCGCCTCGCGACGCCAACCCGATCGAGCCAACGATGACACTGTGATCGCTTGGTATTGTCGCCGATTGTATGTTGCGAATTGATCGCCGACCGATTGAATGTGCGGTCGGTGTCTGGCCCGGTCGGCTCGTTTTTCCACGGAACCGAATCGATGCGGTTGCCTGTTCGGCGATTCGCTGGCCTATTTCCGGCAATTGTGCCCGTTCCGCGCCATCAATGGCATCATGCACGGCACCGGAATCGATGTCGATGATGTGCATTTCGTAGGCGACGGAAAACATGCTCATGTGTTCGGTTTCTGCTGATCAATTCTTCGTTTGTGGTACTCGATGTATCGGCCCAACTCATCACTATCACGCTGCGGATTGCTTGGCGGTCGGCGACGAAACGGATGCAAGTCGTGTGGTGAAACAGGTTTCCCGCTGTGAACGCTCAATAGTGCAGCATGAAGCTGTGCTGTGTGGTTCCATTTTTCCTCGACAACAGCCATGTATCGCCAACGCAGTCGATTGATTGTTATGTCGCGCCAATCACTTGCTCCCGAGATGGCGATAAGCTCGTCGATCCATCGTCTGCTATCTGTTTCGCTTCCATCTCCGCCATCGACCGATCCATTATCTTGTTCGCTTTCTGAACTTCCCTTTGAATCATCCTCGTCATCGTCTCGCCGTTGATCCGCGTCATCGCCGTATTCGTCAATGTCTTCGCTGCTTCGCGGACGCGGTCGATCACCGACACCAGTACATCCTGCGACTGCGTCTTGTAAAAAACTCGCAACGCCGCCTCCAGAGCGACGTGAGCAGGTGGAGCGGTTTCAGGATCGCACAGGATTTCGTCAACGTCGTTCGCCCCCAATCCAAGCTTGACCGCCTGTCGATCCAAGATGGCAAGCAACACCTCGCTTCGCTTGACTGGGTCAATCAGAACGTCGGAGATTGATTTCTCGTCCAACAGGTCGATGCCATGCTCGTCACGCAACGCTACATAGATTCCAACGGTGATGATTAACCGCCATCTTCGGTCGTTGCCATCAACGATTTCTGGTCTTGGCAGAGTGTCATTCATGAGTTTTTGCCTGCGGTTTCTTGTATGCGTCTTTCGGCTTTTCCGAAACCGCGAGCAATCGCTCGGCTGTTTTCAGACTCATCATCAACCTGTGACGAGTTCCGCCGAAATCCGCTTGTGTCTTGCGGATGCCAACGGCTATGTCGTCGTGGCCAATGTCATTGGTGGCCAATTCGTCAACCAGTGACGCGCGAACCGCAACGTAGCGTGGGCTTGACTTGACCGCCTTAGCGAGCTGTGGCCTTGTTTCGCACGTCATGATTCACTTGATCCTAAATTGCTTGAACGTCGAACACTTCGCCGTCAACGTATGCGTCGGCTTCAGCGAGCGTAAACGAATGTTTGACGCGATCGTTCGTCGGTTCTTCGACGGGTGAATCGGAAATGACATAGATGCCCTGAATCCCCGGGTCGGTGCCGATTTCGCCAGCGACAATGGCGACGTGAATCAATTCGCCATTCTCAGCAGCGGCGATGAGCTTCGCGAGGACTGGATCGCTTTGACCGTCTGGCCGCTCAAAGTATTCAAACTCTAAGCCCATCTTGACGTTTCCGGCCACCGTTTTTGTGTGGGTGGATTCGCGAAAGTCGTGTTCCGTGGTCGCTTGCGAGCGTGGGCGGGTTACGTTTTCCACTCGCCCGCACAGCACCCAAGTCGGGCTGTCTGGCGTAGCAGTGTTCACATACAGTTTGCGGTCGCGTCCTAGACTCATGATTTACCTTTCAAAGTTTCAAAACCCAATTCGATAAGTGACCGACAAAACAACGCTGATCACGCCAAGGCCAATGAGTGGCTCCGGTTCAAACACTGGATCGTGCTTGAGCCCAATGAACGTGCATCCGGCAAGTTTCTTGTTTCGCAATTGCCCAGCGTCCTGTAGCTGGGTTTCCGGACGCCACAGCGATTTGACGCTTTCCACCAATGCAATGATCGAATCCAGGAACACCGGCTGGTCGATCTGATCAAAATCCGGGCGGCCATTGTCTGGGTTGGGAGAACAAGGGACAGCCTGCTGGAAAGCGATTTCAATGGTGTGATCATCCTCGTCCCCTTCCCGGCCACTGGCAAACATGTCTGGATCGGTAGCGGCTATGTACACCGTGACTTGCAAGTTCGACAGATTCTCTCGACGAGTGCGAGGCAGATAGCGACTCGCAACGACGTATTCGCCATCGACCGCCCCCGACAAATAGGAATCAAGTTCATCACGTAGACTGTCTCGCAGTTGCGAAATGGTTGCTGGCTCAAACGGCACCGGTCACCTCGATACAATGCACGCGATAATGCGTGCGACGTGGGTCGCTGTAACGCCATACTGGCATTCCGGACGGTGCCTGCACTTGGAACCGCCTCCCAGTTTGCGTTTCAATCACATCACCGATAAATGGTCGTGTACTCGCTTCGCCGTTTTTGTATTTTCCAATCGCAATCAACCAATCGATTGATCGCGATTCAATCACCGTGCCGCCACCGCCATCGGAGCTGGCAGCCTCGCTTTCTCCGAGCACCCCCCAAGATTCCGTTGCCAAGCATCCACGAACAATCTGGATGCTTTGGCCGGCGATCTCTTCGACTGCGGCAAAGCCGCTCGCAAGGGCGTCAGAGAACATGGTCATCTGTTAGGTCTTCAATCCGGTGATGACTTCGGCCATTTCGGGATAGAGCACCTTCAATTCGTACTCGTGCTTAAGCCGCACGATGTCGCATTCGATCTCTTCTTGCCGATACGTGAACGGCGTGGGCTGGAAATTGCCATGGATGCCGGCGAACGTGAATGTTCGACCGTAGCATGGCTCTTTCAGGCTGTTGCTGGTCGCGGTCCGCAGCAACAGCGCCTTGTCCTCTGGGAAAATGCTCGACACGTCGCCGTCATACTGGATCGCCTTGGCAACCAGCACTTGATCGACGCTGAATAGTTCCGCCAGCTTTGCGGTCGTGATTTCGTTGGGCTTGCTCGATTCACCACTGCCCTGGCCAGCCATGCGATCAATGACCTCTTGGCAATCCTTCAGGTTTTCCAACACCCATTGACTAATCACCATCGTATTTGGCGTGTATCCCGTGCGGAGCCACATCCGACGACGAGCCGCTTTGACGTCAGCTCGTGGTGTTGCTGTGGCAGGCACATCCCACTTGGCCTCGGCGTCGTCGGTAAATCCGGCAGTGACAGTTGCCGCGACGGTTTCCTCGAGCGCGGCAGTTTCAAAAGATTTGAACAACCGCTCGTAGCACCGCTGAACCGCCATCAATTCGGCGTCGAAGTAATCGGCGTACAGCATTTTTTCATCGTCATCAATTTCCTCTTCGACGCCGTGCGCCTGGGTGATGAACGAGTCTTGGACGAAGTCCCAGTCGCCTCGCTTATAGCCGCTTTTTGCCGCGCGTTGCAGCTTTTCCGGGCCTGCCGACAGCAGCGAGTCGAGCCGGATTCGATTGAAGCGTGCCGTTCGAGCATTGACTCGGAATTCCGGCATGATCCGCAGCCCGATATAGTCGAGCCGTTGCATTTCGAGCGAGTATTCCTCGATCGTCTGCAGGTCTTGGCGTGGCGAAGCTTCGCGATTTGGTCCAGCAGGCATAGTTTGCACTCCAGTAGTTGAGAGCGATCTGCTTCGCCGCGTGTGCTACCACGGGTCAGCTTGGCAAATCGCCAGGGTAATTCGTGTGCTTGGTTGCAAGATTGGCGTCTCGCAGCCAAGCGTTTTCAATTAGATTTGTCGCCGCAACACGGAAACTTGACCGTCAATTGCCGCATTCGAAAGCGCGATACCGATAGGTGCTCCGGTATTGGTCTTGTTGACCTTGCCGGCGGCAGCTCCGTAGAGTTTGTCGCCGGGCACAACAACAACCCCCGCAATGAACACCTCGGTCCCCTCTTTGGACGCGAAATTGACTGCAATGAATTCACCGTCGGCGTTTGCCGACCGAGCTGCGGTGCCAATGTCGCTATCGGCAGCAACCGCGACTGCGATTTTGCCGGTGCTTGCGATCTTGACTCGCAAATGCTGTGCGATCGGCTCGCTGGCTTCAAAAGTGCCGGATCGTGCATGAATTTGGTCGGCCATTGGTATTTCTCTTTGTCCGTGGTACGAATTTGGTTTCTGTTTTTCGAAAACGAATTGCTTAGCTGGAACCGTCCAACATCGCCTTGCGAAGTTCGGGATTTTGCCGGTTGACGGCACTCATCGCGATCGCTCGCGAACATCCCTTCGCGGATTGTTCGGCCTTGACGGCGGTCCAGTAATCGGAATCGGATGTCGCACTTGCTGATGTGGTCTCCGGTACGCCGTCGGTGCCAGGCATGTTGTCCATCGCCGCCTTGGATTTGGCCGCTTCCGCGTTGGCCTTCTCCAGTGCCTCGTCTTTGGCCGCCAATTCAACCGCCATTTCCTGCATCCAGGCGTCCTTGCATTGATCGAGCGATTTTTCGTCCTCGATAAACGCCAAAAGCTTTTCGCTGGTGATTCCAGGGCAGGCGGCTTTGATTTGCTTGATCGTCGCCACAGCGACAGTTTCCGGTTCTTGGTCGGTCATTTTCATGCCTCTTGAGGTTGCTGTTTGAGACGCCAAACGTGTCGCCTCTGCCAATGATTCTTCAAACGTGCGGACGTGATCGATCAGCCGATGCTCTTTTGCTTGGGATGCGATGTGAATCCGACCATCCGCCAGAGCTTCGACATGTGCGAGCTGCATGTTGCGACCCTTGGCAACGCCACGCACAAAAAACCCGTTGACCTCGTCGACCATTTTCTGGAACTCGGCCAACTGGCTTGCCGTGATCTCGGTTCCCGGCACACCTGCGCCCTTGTGCTCGCTTCCGGCTCGCACGACGTGGACTTTGATCCCTTCCTTGGCCGCCATCGCCGACAAATCGTTGATGACGGCGTAGGTACCAATGCTGCCGATTTTGCCGGGCTCGTTTGCGGATATTGATGTGGCCTGGCTGGCAATCCAGTAGGCTGCCGAAGCGCCAAGGTCTTCGATGTGGGCGATCACAGGCTTGACCGAGCGGACTTGAGCGATGGTTTCGGCTAGCTCAAACGTCCCAGCAGATGTTCCACCAGGCGATTCAATCGCCAGCAAGATCGATTTGACATCGTCGTCACGCATCGCGGCCAACATTGACCGCCGCAACATCACTGTTGACGTTCCGCTGCCGAAACTGGATGCGTGTTTCATCAACGTCCCGGTGATTTGGATCGTCGCAACACCATTTTGCACCGTAGTCCGATACTGATCGTTCGCGCGTTCGCTGTTCCGAATCGCGGATTGGTGGATCAGCTCCGACGCTGCATCGCTGGCCAAGTGCGAGGCCAAGTCGAGGCGTTTCGCCTGTTCGACCAAGGCCGCAAACACTGGCTCGTGCATCGCCCATACACCGACGTATTGGTCGGCGTATGGAATCCCCTGCAAATGGATCGTGGATTGTGTCATGCCGCCACCTCGCGCCTGGTTGGCTCTGGTGACGCCTCGGGTGCATCGTTTACCAAGGGGGCTGCCGTCGCATTGAAGCCCGGCCCCAGTATTTCACGCCAGGTCACGCCCGCATCGGGGAAGTCGGCGTTGATTAGGTTCGATTCTTCGATGGCGTGACGAATCAGCAATCCGTTATCTTGGGCAATCTCCGGTGCAATCTCTTCCCACTCTTGGCCACGTTCGGCCAACACCCGACGACGCGACGTGCAATGCTTTTCAATTCGCAGGTTGTCCGCCTGGGCATCCTTGAATGGCTCGATGTACGGCCAACCCGGAATCTTCCATTTGTGGGCAAGTGCGTTGACACCCTCTTGTTCCGCAAGTGCGGCCACCGCAGGGTCTGTGGCGATCCATTGACGAACTTTGAATTCGTACACCGGTTCGTGAAATTGCTCTCGCATCGTCCGCTGCATGAAGCGAAAACGGACGCGAGCCTGATCGATCGTGCCACGCCAGCCCGAGAAATTCGTGTTGCTGGCATCCAGCAGTAACATTGCGACCGGCATTTCCAGATTGACCGCAATGAAGGTCAACAGCAGATTCGCGTGAGAGAAGAATTCAGCATTCGGAATGTTTGCAGAGGCAAATTTGAGCGTTTCGCCTGGGTTGGCTGTGACATCCAATCCCGCATCGATACCAGGAATCGATCGCACACCAGAGCCCGAGTCTCGCAACGTGCCATTGCCAAGGCCAGGACCGCCGAGCCCGGCTGGTGCGTTTAGATTTTGCTCTCGCAGTAGGACAATCAGGCTGGCCATTTGTGACTTGACCAGTGTCGTGAAAAACAGGTCGTCACTCTGGCCAATGGTGTCGCTCACCGGTGCAACGGCTGGATAACCACGCCGCTGGCTTGATCGGCGTGGAAAGTAGACCTGAAATACCTGATGGCGTCCGGATTTATCTCGCCACGGGATGCGATTCACGGCTGTAACAGAGGCGACCGTGTTGTTGATGCCGATATCTTCCTTGGCCAGCCACAACTCTTCCCGGCGGGCTTGATCATCCATTTTGATTCCGTGTACGACATTTTTCGCGCCGATCCGTGGCGTTCGCGGCCGATGACCTTCGACACACTGAATGGTCCCATTTCGCAGTGGTAGAACGAACATATCGCCATCGCGAATGACGCTGCGGAAAATCAAATCTTCCAATTGACGAAATGTGTGCTCGCCTTCGCTATGGCAAAGCTCCGAATCAGCGGACCAGGTCAACCACTTTTCTTTCAAAATGGCGTCCAACTCTTTCGATCCGGTACAAGGGTCCGGTGAGAACCCATCCTGGATCACATTCGCCGACAAGCGGCTAATTCCCTGCCCGACGACAGGGTTGTCTCGCTCGTAATGCCGCGATCGTTCCAGCATGTGCAAATACTGTCGATCGAGTCGATAATGGTAATCGGCACCGCTGCCAAAAGGATTGACACCACGCAAGGCCGACATGAATCGGCTTTCTTGCGACATCCGAAAATCACTTCGCAATCCATCGATCATGCCGTTGATCGATCGGTCGGCAACATCGCCCCGGAATCGGTCCCAAATCATCGGCGAACCCCTGACATGTCATAGGTTCGTACTCCGGCGATTCCGCCAGCGCCCGACGGCACTCGGTTGGCAGCCAACCAAGAGAGGGCATGGCGGAGCTGGTCGGCCATGGCTCGATAGTCGAATGTGACCGGGTTGCCGTCCACTGTGACGGATACCGGCCGCTTCAATTGCAATGCACGGCACGCGACGACAAAGTCTTCGCACATCGCAACACTTCCGCCCGGCAGATCATAGCCTGCGGAGTCGAGATAAGCTGCTGCGATTTCGTCCAGGGTAGACGTGGAAGTGATTGCCATGCCCTGATTGTTTCGCAGTGCCGCAAAAGTTCAAAGCGGAAACTCTGGAGTTCCTGAAGTTTGCCGAGTTACACGGCAGCGATCAACACTTGAGCCAGTAGCCACCGCACCACATCGGCGTTGCTACGGATCGGATTTCCATCCGGCAACCTGGCGTTTTCTGCCAATAGCCCTTCGCGGATTTGCAAAAACGCCATTGCTTCGTCCGGTGCAAGCTGTACCTGCGTCTTGCGTGACAGATGTCCCATTTGCACTCGTCCGCCAGTGGCCTGCGTGACCTCGTAACCGGCTGGTGGGTTTGCCAACGGGATTTCCAGGGTGACCTTTACGGAATCCGACTTGAAGTTTGCATCCTCCGGTCCTTCCTTGGTCTTTTTCTGCTTGGTGGTCGGTTCGCTTTTTTCTACAGCCATGGCTGCCTATCTCCGTGAAGTGATGAAAAATCCAAGCCCGTTCGGACCTGTGTGTAGTTTTGGTTTTGGAAGCGATGCCGGCTCCGGTGCGTCCGTTTGCTTTACCGGCGATTCCGTCGGCAGCGAACAGCCGGCGATCGATGCTGCCACGCCACACCCGACCAAGGTGTCAAACCAGTGATTGTCCTTGCTTCCGTAGACCTCCCAGACGTTTACGGTCCGGCCGTTCTTTGTCTTTTGCTCGGGCCGCTCGGCCAACATGTGGTCGATGTATGCGGAGTGATCGATGCGCTCATTGCCCCAGAGCTTCCACGCCCCGGAGTCCGCCGATTGGATCAGCCTGGCAACAACGGTCGATTTCCAAAAATTGGCATCGAAATTGACTCGCAACACGCCGCCATCGACATGTTCGCGAGGGAAGAACCATCTTGGTTGTGATGGATCCGGCCCGCACCGCAAAACCCGCTTTCCACTCATATCGTATTCCGGCATCGGTTTTTCGATTGGACCGATTCCGATGCCGCGAGACGAATGAATCACAGGGTTGCCGATTCGTCGAATTGCATTGGCGACCGCCTTTGGCTTGTAACCAGCATCAACCAATCCCACCGAAACCGCCAAGCTTGATCCGCCAACGAACACCCATTCGGTTTCCAGCAGCCGCGAAAGGATGTCCACGATGCCTTGTTCGATTGCCTGATCGCCATCGAGCGACGGGTACATGTCGGTCAGCTTCCGTTTCGCAGATCGTAACGTGAAATACGGAGTCGGCTGCTCTGGCCATGTTCCGTAAGTGATGGAATCGCCTGTGAAATCTTGACCCACCGCGGCGACCGAATAATACAGCACTTCGTCATGAACGTCGACATGAAACACAACGTGCGACCGATCTTCTGGAATCACACCCCGGGCGTAGTAGTTATTCCGCTGCAACAGGTCATCACGGTCGATCGCCAACGCTGCGGAAACGTGCGGACGGATTGGTGTATTCTGGCACTCGGCGTAAAACGTGCGATCTCCCTTGTCGATCAGGATGTTCATCCCATGCTGAATGGCGCTAATTTCGTGGCCTTTGAGCGGGATGTTCTCCCATGTGGCTTCGGCGCCTGCGTCCATCTCCATTTGGTTTTGCCGATAGAATTCAGTGCTGGAATAGATCGCCTTGATGCGACCACGGGGATCGTGGCGGTCGTATGCTCGTCGAATTTTTGCGTACTCAGTCAACCACAGATCGTCGATGCGATGTGGCATAGACTTCAACATCTGAACTCGCACGCACTGCCATTCCGGATGCTTGTTTGGGTCGGCCAATTGCGACGGCACATCATTTTCGGCGATCACCGTAGCATTCAGAACCGCAGAAACTTCCGTGCCGTGGTCGCCCATCATCATGATCGACTGAAGGATGTAATCGAGCCTCGCCGCTGTTTGGACTTCACTCTTTGCCGACTGATCCGTTTGCGGGTCGTCAAGGATCACGATATCGGGCCGCACATTCTCTCCAGCGGTGTTCTTCTCTCGCGCACCTCGTGGCGGAGCTAGCAGGCCATACGCTTCTAGCAACGCGCCGGAGCTGACGCTGCAGGCAATGGTTGGTAACACCAGATGATCCTTGGTCCACTCAATGCCGGTCAGCTCGCCTTGGTGCGTTTGGCTTGCGCATCGCTGCGACTTTCCCTTCAGTGCGAGAAATGGGTAGCACAATTCCGGAAAGTCCTCTCTCAGTAGCAGATTGGTTACAAATTCACCGTAAATTGATTTGATCCCCTTGCACGCCAGACTTGCTGTGCCAGCAAAGAACATCCCATAGCGTCGGTGGCCATAGCCAAGCCCCCAGATAAGCGAGTTTTCCGACATCGTCGACTTGATGAATCCTCGCGGCATGATGTTCCCAACCCACGCTTCATCCAGCATTGCGACTTCGATCCGCTTGGCGGCTGCGATCTGTTCATCACAGAGCGGCTTTTTTCCTGTCGAGTAGGGAAAATACGTCGCGAGGAATAGCGGCAGGTTGTGTCGACAGGATTCCCTCCGCTCAACGTTGACGATTTGCGGGATGTCACCAATTTCGGCGACAGAGTCGTATCGGCTCCGAGAGTGTTCGGCCTTGCGATTTCGTTCCTGATCATTTGGCAGCGTCTGGCTTTTCCCCATTGTTGCATTCGTGTCGCACCTACCTGTCTATCGCGTAAAAAGCTTGAAGCGAATTGATCTAGTCGCTGCTTTTTAGTAGCCCAATGTCGATCGTCAGAGCTGTAGTTGATCCGTTAGAAATGCTAACTGATTCAATCGACTCACCAGCCAACGGGTTTACGAAACCCATGCCGGAAACCCAAAACCTGCCCTCACGCTCGGCAATCTCGTAGGTCAAAGCTGCGGCAGATTCGTCGTCGAGAAATGCAATGCAGCATCGCTGAGTGTTCTTTATCGCGAACATGTCCAGGCTGTCGCCGTTCAACAAAAGCTCGTGAGTTGCTTTCTTGGACACAACAACCGATGTAGTTGCGATTGGAAGCGTGTCCCCAGAGTCAACGTCAAACGTCACAGTTGTTGCTGTTGAGCCAGACACTGTGGCAGCGCTAGCGAAACCACCAGCCCAGAAAATGCTAACAACATCGTCCGTTAGAATCCCATGACCGGACGCAAGGGTCACAACCCCAGTGTTGTCATCCGTGCGAGTTGTAAGACTGCCAGCTAGTCCGGCAGGAACGTCTAACGCGATTCGATCCGATGATTCTTGCTCTCGTTCGATTGACGAGCTGATAGTCAATCCGGCCACCGTCAATGAAGTTGTTGCTTTTGCGACAATTCCCATGATATCCTCTAACTGGTTTACTGAAACGTGAAAAACGATTTGAAGCCAAACAGAACATTACCGTATTTCATACGACGGCATTTACTGTTTGCCTGTTTTATCTACTATGCCGATCGGCTGTTTCGGTAGATCGGGGTGTTCTTCATAAAACTTAAGTTGACTACTTAGATGATGCACTTCGTTTTCTAAACCCAAAATTCGCAGTTTCATTTCTGAATTCGAGTCATGCAGGTCAGTTACTTTTTTCAGAAGTGCTGAGTTCTGCTCTCGAAGTGCTGATACCTCTTTCATAAGGTCTGAATAGAACGAGGTTAGTCTGTTGTGTTCAGAAACTAGCTGTGATGCAAACTTCGATTCAACCTGCACTTCGTGTGAAGCTCTGATCTGTGCTATCTTTGCGCGAAAAGCTAACCATGCCGATGCAATCCCAGCAAACGCGGACATTACCGCTGTCGCGACCCAGTGAACTACCGTTGGCTCTCCGTCGGGGCCTTGCATCAGTTGCACACTTTCTGGCCGTTGATCATTCGGCATGATTGGACTCGCTGCAAAGGCTGAAACCGTCGCCCCTGATAAACACCACGAACGACAGGCCCGGTTCCGATCGGTGTCGCTTCAACAACGGGACGGACGTAAACCGCGCGCCTCTGATAGACTGGAGCGGAATACGACCGAAACTCCGCTGCTGGAGTGATCCATGATTGTGCGGGCTGACTCGCTGCGATTGCCGCCGGCGTGCCTACAGACACCCAACCGCCTGTTGCGTCTTGGTATCCCAAAAGAGTCTCCCCCGGAGCTAACACAATCCGATGCGACTGATCAGGACGATCGAAACTCAGCGTCTCGGCTCTTGTGCCGCCGTTTGCCGTTTGGATTCCTACGCTCAGTTTAGATGCGTACCTCTGATAGACTTCCTCGGCTACTTCGGTTGCAATCTCTCTCGCTTCGGTAGCGTCAATCGATGTTCGCTCAAGCTCTGCTACTCGCCGCTCAAGTGCGACTAGCCTGTCGATCTGAGGAGAGCTTTCGAGCAAGTCTGCTTTCTTGCATTCGCATGGATCGCACTGACAATTCTCGCAATCACACTCGGCGGTAATCGCTGGCGAATCGACGCCGAACGGGTCTTGCGAAAATAGCGGCGTTGCCAATGCAATCAGAAATAAAATTGATGCGGGTTTCAAAACGAAGCTCCTTCTGTTTTTTGCTCTGACGTGTCCGTCTCTTCGCTACCGTCTTCACCAATGCGAATACTTGGTATGCCAAGAATTATCTGATTCAGTCTTCGGACTTGAATTTCCAGATATTTGACGCGAAATTCTAAATCGTTGTTTCGCGTCTGTTCTTCGAGTGTCTGTTGGGTTTGCGGGTCGATACCGACAAGTTCCTCATAGTCGATCGTCGGCGTTTCTGTTGGCGGCCCGTGCTTCACTGGAGGAGCGTTGTAACGATCTCGTGTTTCGCATCCTCGAAACGCGGCGAGTGTCGCCACAACAAAAATCGCTCCCGCAATGACTATGCCCAAATCGTTCCAACGGTAGATCGCTTTGTCGGTTTTCATCGTGTCTCCAGGTGTCGCACGTCTGCTGGAGTGATGGAATCAAAGAACTGAAGCACTTCACCATCTGGGGCCACGACATCGAAGTATGCTACTTGCGTTGCCGAATCAGGTTCCATGATGACGCGAACAAACCAGCCGCGCGATTCAAATGACTGACGTTGTTCGGCGTACCACTTCGACGGCCAACCTGACTTGGTTCGCTGTGTCATGTGCAGCGTGATTTCTTTTTGGACCGGTTCGCCGTTAGGAATCGGATCGGGGATTGGATGCGGAATCTGTACTATGTCGCGATCGTCAATCTTTCCGTCTCCCCCGCATCGATTGCACCGGTCACAGGTGCGCCCATCGCCAACACGACCAACGCCGCACGCGCCAGGAGGATCGTTGCAGTCAGGGCACTTATCGCCGACCTTGGGGGTATTGTCGGGAATTGGTGCTGGCGACGTTACCGACGCGATCGCAATTTCTGCCATCGCTCGCTCTTTCGCCCAGCCAATATCTCGATGGATGATTCCCGTTGCCGAACAGCCAGGAAGAATCACAACAAGAACCAATAGCCCTAGCAGCCATTTTGTGACTTTCGCGGAAACGCGGTCATACTTCGCCTTGATCCACTTCGGCTGTGGCAATAGATTCCAGCCGACGATCAATCCAATTGCAATTCCAACAAGAAGCCAAAACATCAGATCAACCCCTCCGCTCCGAGTGTTGCTTGTCGTCTTGGACGAAACCCGTGGCTGTCACTCAATGCGTGACACTCACCGCCGCGAACCGCCTTCATCGTGTCATCCAAAGTCAAACAAAACAGACCCTCTGGGATAGTTCCGTACTCTACCGGCCAATTGTTGATTTGGTTCCACCGGCCCCAGCTTTGATCCCAGAATATGAGCGTCTCGCGATGGTATTTTTTCGTGTCGTCAAAACCACAGATCGCCATGTCGTGCGCCCACGATCCGTCCAGTGCGGATAGGAATGGGACGCGATCTTTACCGCCAACTTTGGACACGCCAATTGACGATCCAATGCCAACACCGCAACCGTTCCACAGTGCGGTCAGCAACTCCTCTTCGGTTTCGATCTCCGCTACCTGCTTTGGTCCGTAATCTCGATTCAGGTTGTAAACCCACTGCGGGAATCCGGTCCTGCCGTACTCCATACCAAGCCGACAGTAGTTTTTGTATTCGCTAAAGTCCCACTGTTCACCGTCCGGCGATTCGATGACATCTTCCAAGAGAATCCCGATCTTGGTAGCTGCCAGGGCAATGCGACTCGGTGACGCCCCGGCTCCCGTGTGACCTCGCATCGAGTACAAGTCAGCCGTCGCAGACCGCTTAACGTACTCTTCAGACTGTTTCAGGTGGCCAATGTCGTAGCATCTTGCCAGGTCTCGCATCGTACGCTTACTCCAGCTAACACAATCGCCTGTAAGCTGTGCGCCTCGAAACGCCAACGACGGATCAATCTGAAGATAGTGCTTGAAGTGCAGGCACAATTCTCCCTGATAGTCGCCGTACATTGCCTCGGTTCCTGGTGCGGTTGCAAACCGATATTCGTTGACACTGACGGCATTCCGAAATTCATCTCGGCAATTTCGAGCGAACTGGCGAAGGTCATGCGGCAACAAGTCACTGTCGATTGCCGCACCGATCAACGCGTGAGTCGAATACGCCCGCTCGATTCGACTTGGCGATGAAAAAATATCTTGCCGCGACAACCAGAGAGCTTGGTCGACGAAGTATTCCGCTGCTAGTTGTTCGGTTCGCTCTACGGTGTTCACAGCCCCGCCTCCGCAGCTACAGCGATCGCTCCGGTGATTTCCACCAACCTGCCGACATCTGCCGGTGTGAACTTCCGGAACTCCCACCCTTCGGGTTCGCCGGGTTTATCGCGTCCCCATGTGATCCCGAGATGTGCGGCAACGGCTTGGTCGATGTCGCGACCGATAGGCGTCCCGCCGCCAGCGTCGATGTCGGTCAACAGTGCCGCAGTCACGGCTGCAAAAACGCGAGTGTCGATGACACGCTGCCCAGACGGACCGGCCAACGCATCACGAAATCCGCTATATGCCCGAAACACTTTCGCCGCTTTGGCTGGATCGTAGGCCAGCTTCTGCCGAATCGGTGCCACCAACGAATCCAAGTTGCCGCTCGGAATGACAATCGGCGCGGGGCCAGTCGGCGTTGACGGACGGAATTGCTTCCATGCGAGGAATGCACCCATTGCCAACATTGCGACCAACAGAATCACAGTCAGTGGCGAAGCCTGCGGCCTATCGCCGTAATGCTGATGAACTCGATCAGCACCGCCAGATTCTGGATGCCCCTCTTCGGCAACGATCGCGTCGAACGTTGCTTGATCGATGAATGCTCCAGTTTTCGGGTCGCGTGGCATTACCGGACTCTCCTGTTATTTCTTCGACTTCGCCAACGACTCCACCACGATTCCCGTGTCGGCTGTGGCGTCGGCCAGATCGCTGGGTGTCGATTTCTCCACGGCAGCCAACCAAAAAAGAAATCGCTAAACGTGTACCAGCTCGCCCGCAAAAGATTGATCCACAACCACGCACCTAAATCACGGACCAGCGATTCGCCGAAGTTCCTCAGAAAACCAGCAAAGATTTTTAGCAGTAGCGAAAACAAAAACGTCGAAGCGTATGTTGCTCCAAAAACAGCCAAGCCGTTTCCGGTTGGGTTATTCGCTTCGGCCATCTGCTCGACCTGGAAACTTGCCCAAATAATCGCTGGTTGAATCGCGGCAGAAAACGCTAGCGTTGACCCGGCTTCGCGAGGCCCAAAACTACCACGAGGCGAATATCCGTTCCGCTGATACGCACCTTTGAGCGGTTCCCACCGCTTCGGAAACTGCGATCCCGACCCACTCTCGTCGTCACGATGTTCAATTCGGCCAGTATTAGATTCCATTAGCTGAGTCTCTTGTGTTCTTAGACTCAATCTCCGAATCACCCTCATACCCTGGCTCGCCAGGACAATAGACTGCCTGCGGTTCTCGCTCGCGATTGAGAATCCAATACATGATCAATTCGATTGCCAATCGAATTGCAACGCCGAGCAGGATCGTAACGAATATCGATCCGAGTGCCTGCTCTGCTTCCGCCTTAGCCGCTTCCGCGTCGTCGGGATGCCGAAGCCATGCACTTCGTGCCACGTCCCGCACTGTGTTGCGTTGCCTGCGGCTTAGCAGCCGATACCCGCGATTACGATCGTCGTACACGTCCGCCGGCGAATTGCTTGTTAGGACGTGGTGCGGTTCCATCGATGCAGGCCATGCAAATGGGGAGGTGAGAATCCTGCCCCCATCGTACCGCAAGAACCGCGTGTGTCAACGCTTCATTTTCGCTGCTGTGCGCTAGTTCCGAAATTTGACAAAACTTCCGGTGGCACTTTTAGTGATTCGCGAAACAGCAGTAAATCGGATCGCAATACACGGCGCCGACCCGACTCAGAAACAACGTAATGCGCAAGCCTGCCGTCATCGACCCATCTTCGAATTGTCGTGCGTGAAAGACCGAGCAGCCTACCGGCCTCGGTAAGATCAAGCAGCGGGTCGTGTTGCGGTTCGTTCATTTCTCTCCAGGTTATTTGGGTAATCCTATACCACGATGTTGAAGTAGCAAATGCGAATTTGGGGATCGCATGTATTGTCAACATTCCCGCTGGTGAGAAACAGGTTATGCGGACTCAATCCACGCTGGATGCGTACTCCGGGTGCTTCGTGTGCATGTGTCGTTGCAAATCTACAAAGGTGCGATTGCAGCATGGGCAAACGCCTTTGCTGACTCGATTCTTGATCCGCGTGACGACGCCCTTGGTTGCCGACAGTGACCGCTCTGCCGCCTCTGCTCGCTCCTCTTGCCACTTCGCGGTCGCCTCCAGGTATTCGTTATTGCGCTTGACTCGGACTAGCTCGGCTTCCATTTCACGCCTGATTTTCTGATCGGGAGTTTCGCCGCCCCAACCTTGACAAGTTCCGCATGAAGGGCAATAGACGCTACGCTTTTTCCAAACTCTTGCGCGGTCGTTTAACGTGTCGTCGATTGCGAACGTGCAACTGCATTCGCAACAAGTCACCGGATGGAATCTTGTTGACACTGCTTCGACAAATGACATTTCACTGACTCCTGAGATGGTAAACAATTGCGTGAACCGAAGGACGGCATCGGCTCTTTCGTGATGGTTAGCGTAACCGCCGTCCTCGGTTACGCAGGAAGTTCCCCGTACCTAGCTTGGCCGCTGAACAAGGTGCAGCCCGTCTTCGCGTCGTTCGATCACATCACCCCAGTCCGCGTAGGCCCGATCTCCCTCGTGGTCAATGAACGGTACGAGCCGATGCAGGCGATGTTGCGGCACATCACCAACAAACGCGACAACTTCGCGGTAGTTGTTGGGATCTTTCGTGTATTCAATCTTTTCGACCATCACAACCTCTCACCAACAGACGCGGATCGCACTACCTCTAGCGACATCGATTCCAACGCCAACAAATGCCAGCCATCTTTAAGATGCCCAAAATCTCGCGGCTCCGTGACCGCGTCGGCAACTCCGCAAATCTCGCATTCGCCGTGATGCCATGTTGCGAACAAAGGTAATCTACGTCCGTACTTTTCGCCGCGCTCTCCCGCCATCTCTTTGCAGCCCCGTGATTGCTGACATTTTCGGATCAAACTTATCCAATACATGGCATTCAATCAGCCGAACAAGCGAATCTTTGGATCGCCCTCCCATATTTTGTTCCGTGCCGTCAGATCGTTGTTTCATCATCTGTGCCCGGTCGCATTCAATATCGCCCTCAAAGTATCCGACCGTCAAAATGTCCTTTGCCAACTTTTCAGCGAAGTCCCTCGCAATGACCGATATCAACGACGGCAGGGCTGAGTCGTCACTGCCGCCTTTCGTTCGTGTAATCACCATCTCGGCGTCTCGCATCAAATCTACCTCAGTTTTCATTTTTTCTTTGATCAAATTATTCATCTTCGTTTCGTTCATAGTGCTATCTCCAAAGGATGACGAACAAAAAATTGCATCGAAGTCGCGTCAGTGTTTTTTGATTCGTTCATGGTTTTCCTTCGCTGCTCACTCATTCCCTAGCGTCTCTGCGTCGTACATTTCGTCTGCTGTGGTTTCCTCGACGAAGTATATCGGCTTATCCACGCCATTACTCACTCCTTACTCTTGCGGCTTTCTTGACTGCCGCCATCGGGTCGTGCCTTCCGGTTTGCATTACGGCCCAATTATCCAGGGCAGTAGAATGTTTGCACAACCAATCGAACGCAAACGCCTTGCACTTATCGCACTTACCGCAAGCAGAGCCAAGAGAAAAACATCCACGGCAAACAGCGGTAGAGCGCTGCATCGCAACGGAGTGGCGATCATCGTCTTTTGGTTGGTTCATTTGTCTTTCCCCACTCTCTAAACCCCTTCGTCCGCCTAATCGTCGATTCGATTATCTCGCTCTGTGACTGTTCGCATTGATCGAGGTATTGCTTCACCACTGGCGTCAGTGCGATCGACGTTGTGATCTTCGGTTCGCCGCGTACTGGCTTGCGGCCTGCTCCTTCGCGCTTGCCGCCGTGGTACTGGTTATTCATTCGGTTTTGGTTGCTCTACGCCGTGGAGGTACCATTCCTTGTATCCATCTGCCAATTCAATCACTGGGCCGCCTTCTCTATGGAGTTTGCCGTTGAGATACCAGAACTCGGTGCCGTTTGCGCATTCAATCGCAGGTCCATCTTTTCGGTGATATTTGCCGTTTAGGTACCATGCCTTGGTACCGTTTACCCGTTCAACCGCTGGGCCGTCTTCTCGATGGAATTTGCCGTTGAGGAACCAGAATTTGTTGCCGTATTCGTCTACTTCCATTTCGGGTTCGTTTTTGGTAGTCATTGTTTGCTCCGGTGGGTTTGAAGTTTTCGATTCGGCGAGTGTCATCACTAGGCTATTTGCGATCCATGTACGTTACATCAGAACAAATCAAGCCGTTCATTTCGTCAGCGTCTAGCCGAAGTTCCGCAGCGCACTCGTCGATCGATTTGCCTTCGTAAACACAATCGGCTTCATCAAATCCAAAGATTGTTCGTGATTCACCCTCCCACTCGATGATTACTGTCTTGGTTTCATATCCTTGATACATTTCCACGTCAGTTTCACGATCTGCGGAAATTACAAAATCTGTAAACTTGGTCATCTTAGTTTCTCCGTTTGTGGGTTGTGTTGTCGTCATGCCCCAATTATCGTCACCACGCTTGATTTGTCAACAGCCATTCAAGCCCGTTTTCGTATTTTTTCTGGAATTATTTCCTCGCGTCTTTTTCGGCGATTTTCCTCAGCGTTTGCGGATACGATCCCACGCCGAACCTTCTCCTCCTCCCGCGACCACGTTTTTTGAATT